ATGGTCCTGGCCCCAGATGCCCCGTCCCTCGCCGACCCCGAGCGCAAGCGCAAGCGGCAAACCGATGGACGTGCCGGCACGATCCTGACCGGCGGCAACCCGGGACAGGGCGGGACCACGCTCGGTGGCCCCGGCAACCGTTCCAACCTGCTGGGGCTGTAACGTGGACTTGGTCGAGCAGCGCAGGCTGGATGATGCGCTGGTCGCACGGCTCGCGGCCGAGCGAACCACGTGGGACGAGCACTGGAAAGACTTGTGCGAGCACTTCCTGCCGCGCTCCAGCCGCTTCAGCACCAACGACAAGAACCGCGGTTCGAAGAAGAACAGCAAGCTGCTGAACGGCACCCCGGCGCGCGCAGCACGCACGCTGGCCGCCGGCCTGTTCAGCCAGATCACCAGCCCGGCCAGGCCGTGGTTCAACTTCGGCATCGAGGACCGCGACCTGGCCAAGTTCCAGCCGGTGAAGGAATGGCTGGATGATTCCACGCGCATCGTTCGCGACATCCTCGCCGGGTCAAACTATTACAAGTGCAGCGCCGTAATGTTCCGCGACCTGGGCGTGATCGGCACGCATGCGCAGCTGATCGACGAGGACGCCGACGACGTGGTGCGCTGCTACCCATTCCCCATCGGGTCCTACTACATCACCAACAACCACCGCCTGGCCGTCGATCTCTGCGTGCGCAGGTTCAGCATGACCGCGCGCCAGCTGGTCGAGCGCTTCGGCAAGGAGAACGTCGACCACGAAGTGCGCGACGCCTACAAGAACAGGCCGGAACAGTGGTTCGACGACATCGTGCACATCTGCGGCCCCAACGCCGAGTACGACCCCGACAAGCTGGAGAGCCGCTTCAAGCGCTACAGCTCCCGGTACTACCGCGCCAGCTCATCGGCCGGCACCTACCTGAGCATCAAGGGCTACGATGAGTTCCCCATCATCGCGCCGCGCTGGTCGACCACCGGCGAGGACGTGTATGGCGAGAGCCCGGCCATGCTCGCACTGCCTGATGCGCGCAGCCTGATGGTGTACGAGAAGCGCATCGCGCAGGCGATCGAGAAGAAGGTGAATCCGCCGCTGCGCGCGCCGCTGGAGCTGGAAGCCAGGGGCATCGATCCACAGCCGGGCAAGACCATCTTCGCCGCCGGCGCCGACAAGATCGGCAGCCTGTACGATCTGCACGCCTTTCAAATCGACCACGCCGACGCCAAGGCGATGCGCCTGGAGCAGGCGATCAGTTCGACCCTGTACGTCGACTTGTTCCTGATGCTGATGAGCAGCGACCGGCGGCAGATCACGGCTGAGGAGATCCGCGCCCGCCAGGAAGAGAAGATCCTGGCCCTTGGCGAGCCGCTGGAGCGGCTGAACGACGAGGCCCTCGGACCCGGCCTGGAGCGCGTCTTCAGCGTCGCCGCCAGGCAAGGCCGCATCCCGCCGCCGCCGCAGGAGCTGATGGAGTACCAGCGCCGGCTGGGCAGCGCCAAGGCCATCAAAGTCGAGTATGTCAGCGCGCTGCACCAGGTGCAGCGCATGGTGAAGATCGGCCAGATCGACCGCGCGGTGCAGTACCTGAACACCGTGGCCGGTGCCTTCCCCGACGTGCTCGACAACTTCGACGCAGACGAGTCCTTCCAGGAGGTCGGCGAAGCGCTCGGCCTGCCGCCGCGCGTCATCCGCTCCAAGGACCAGCGCACGAAGATCCGCCAGGAACGCGCGGCGGCGCAGGCCAAGCAGGCGCAGATGCAGCAGGCCGCCGCCGAGGTCCAGGGCGCACACGCCTTGAGCCAGATCGACACCAGCAGCCAGAACGGACTGACCGACCTGATGCGCAGCATCTCGGGCGTAGCCTAAATGAGCGACGACGCCACGGACCTGGAGCGCGAGGACCTGGAGGCCGCCAAGCGCGCCGAGCACGACAAGGACCGGCGCAACCAGCTGCAGTCGGACCTGGCCTGGGTCCTCTCCACGCGCCAGGGCCGGCGCTTCGTCGCGCGCCTGTTGGACAAGTGCGGCGTCGAGCTGCCCGTCTTCAATAGCAACGGCAGCACCATGACCCACGCTGAGGGCCGGCGCAGCGTGGGCATCGAGCTGCTGCAGGAGCTGCGCGCCGGCCACCGCGATGCCTACCTGCTGATGCTGAGCGAGACCACGCCGCGCGCCTGACGGCACGCAAAAGCGTGCCTTACGGGCGATAGGCCAGCCGACTACCGTCGCGGCATGCCTGACGCACCAGCAGCTTCTCCGGCTCCCGCCTCCGCGGCTCCGGCGCAGCAGGCGGCACCGACCGCGACCACGGGCGCGTTGCCCGCGAGCGCGCCGGCTGCCACCACCACGACCACCACCCAACCGACCCAGACGCCAGCGACCACGCCGGCCCCTGGCGACCAGACCAAGGACGGCGCCAAGCCGCCCGAGGTCAAAGCGCCGGAGACCACGGGCGAGCAGCCCAAGCCCTACGAGCTGAAGCTGCCTACAGACGCGGCGATCGACACCGCCATCGTCTCCGAGCTGGCCACCCTCGCCCAGAAGGCGGGGATCAGCCAGGAGCATGCGCAGGCCGTCGCCGAGTTCATCAACGACAAGGCCTCGGCCTTCGTCGCGCAGGTCAAGGCGGCTCAGCTCCAGGCGCACCAGAACCAGGTCTTGGCCTGGGATCAAGCGCTGCGGGCAGACAAGGAGATCGGCGGCGAGAAGATCCAGCAACACCTGGACCTCGGCCGGCGCGCGCTGGAACGGTTCGCCTCACCCGAAGCGATCCAGTTCCTGCGCGACAGCGGACTCAACTCGCACCCCGAGCTGGCCCGCATCTTCGTCCGGATCGGCAAGGCGATGGGCGAGGACCGCATCGCCACCGGCAACGGCGCCGGCGGCAAGTCTGACGAGCAGCTCCTCTTTGAGCGCTACCCGTCGATGCGCAAGAACGCCTGAACCACCGCAACACTAAGCCGGCCCTCGCGGGCCGCAGGAGCCATCCATGGCTGCAATCGGCAATACCCTCCCCACCCTGATCGATGTCGTCTCGCGCATGAACCCGGACGGCTCGATCGCCAAGGTCGTCGAAGCGCTGCAGAAGCGCAACCCGATCCTGAACGACATCCCCGTCTACGAGGCCAATCAGGCAACCGGCGACATCTTCAGCTCGCGCACCGCGCTGCCCGCGCCCACCTACCGCAAGTTCAACCAGGGCGTCGCGCCGACAAAGAGCACCACCGAGCAGGTGACCGAAGCCTGCGCCATGCTGGAGGCCTTCAGCAAAGTCGACTGCGGCCTGGCCGCGCTGAACGCCAACGAGCTGGCCTTCCGCGCATCGGAGGACAACGCCTTCCTCCAGGGCTTCAACATCGAGATCGCGCAGGGCATCTTCTACAACTCGACCACGACATCGCCTGAGAAGTTCCACGGCCTGAGCCCGCGCCTGGCGTCCACCGCCGGCAACGTCGCTGCCAGTCAGATCATCAAGGCCGACCCAACCGCGTCTGGCTCGGATCAGGCCAGCATCTGGCTGATCGGCTGGGGGGAGGACACCGTCTCGGGCATCTATCCGCGCGGCCACGCCTCGGCCGGCTTCCAGTCCGAAGACCTCGGCAAGCAGCTGACCAAGGACGCCAACGGCAACGAGTTCACCGCGTGGGTCACCCACTACATCTGGAAGTTCGGCCTGCGCGTGAAGGACTTCCGCTACCTGGTGCGGGTGGCGAACATCGACACCAGCGCGTGGAAGGCCGACCTCTCGGCCGGCGCCGACATCGTCAGCTCGATGGTCGATGCGGTCCACACGATCTACAACACCGAAGGCATCACCCCGCGGTTCTACATGAACCGCCAGGTCGCCTCGATGCTCAACAAGCAGATCGCCAGCCGCGGCGGCAACGACATGCTCGCCTGGGTCGACGCGGAAAAGGCCGGCATCCGCGGCGCCGGCGGCCTCGGCACCCCGCTCATCCAGACCTTCCTGGGCGTGCCCATCCGCGTCACCGACGCGCTCACCAACACCGAGGCTGTGGTGTCCTAACGGCCACCCACTCACAGCCACAGAAAGAACCACAGCCATGATGATCGACAACGCCCTCGCTGTCAGCAACGCCCAGGTGGTCACCGCCAGCGGCAACTCGACTGACTACATCGACCTGCTCGGCGCCGTGAACATCGGCGCCGGCACCCTCAAGGACATCGGCGCCATCCTCCAGGTTTCGGCCGTGTCGGGCACCAGCCCGACCATGACCGTCAAGCTGGTTGGTGCCGACGACCCGGGCTTTTCCACCAACAAGGTCACCCTCGGCTGGATCAGCGACAACATCACCGCGGTCGGCCTGTACCGCATCGGCATCGCCAACGTGGCGCGCAAGCGCTATCTGCGCCTGGAGTACACGCTCGGCGGCACGAGCCCGAGCTTCACCGTCACCCTGCACATCACACACGGAGATGAAGCCAGGCCGACCCCGTAAGGTTTCCCTTGCTCGCGCGAGGTTTCCGACCCCCTGGTGCTGTGGTGGCTCCCAGGGGTTCGGTGTCACCAGACGCAGACCACCACCAAGGACACCCATCCCGTGAAGTTCCTGCTCCGACACAACGCCTACATCAACGTCCCCACCCACCTGCCCAACGATCCGCCGGGCGTGATCCGCCAGCTGCCGACGCTGATAAAGGCCGAGCCATC